TATGACCCAAGAAGAGATGGAAAGAGAAATCAATGAAATGGTTTGGGAGCAGATATCACAAGAAGTTGATTGGAACTGGGAAATTGATGATGAAGAATAAAACATAATACAAGCAAATAGCGCAATAGGAGGAATCCGATATGAATAAAGATGAATGCCCCAACTGTGGGGCACATGACATATCAGAATACAGCTTCAGTCCAGACGATAAGCCGTATGTAGTCAGAACGGAATATACATGCTGCGCTTGCAAGTATTTTTGGTGCGAGGAAGATTAACTGAAAGGGGAGATATGCTAATGAACAGATTAACAAAAAGAACAGCCAATGGAATTGCATATATGGCAATAGCCGAGACATTGACAAAAGGAGAACAGATAATCGAAGGTTCACCGCCTATCCTTGAAGGCTTATACGCCATGTTTCAAAAGTTGGCAGATTTTGAGGATGCGGCTGAAATAGGTATGGATTTTGCGAAATATCAACAAGCAGCTGAAAGAACAGCAGGCAATCTTGAAGCGAGAAATAGGTACCTCAATTTTTCGATGGGTCTCGCAGGCGAAGCTGGAGAAGTAGTGGACTATCTTAAAAAAGTGTTATGGCATGGCCATGAAATGGACCAGGACAAGCTCAAGAAGGAGTTGGGAGATGTACTTTGGTACGTGGCCACAATTGCAACTACAGCTGATTTAGATTTAAGTGAAATAGCTATAGCCAACATTGAAAAGCTGAAAAAGAGATATCCAGAAGGCTTCGATGAAGAGAAAAGCATCAAGAGAACAGAATAATATAAAAAGGGGATAGCGATTTGAGATGCAAGCTGGAATTGGGGAAGAAATACACAGTTGAAGTCTTGGAAAGCAGGCAAAAGAGAAGTAGATTCAAAGGCAAACTTATAAGTGAAAACAAGCATATCTGGACTTTCAGAAAGCAGAACGGACTTATTGAAAGCTTCTGCAAGAATACATACCAAGGGGAACTAAAGATACAGGAGGCCAGATAAAAAAATCAGAAAAGAGGGGAGGGAAGCGAGATGAGTGAAAAAGTGGTTGAAAAGGTAGTGAAGGCAATAACGGCATTCTTTGAAAATATGATTATGCTATTCAGGGGTGAATGTTGCCCAGCTGATACAACCTATACGGAAAGCGACATAAGGGATTGGAACAACATCGCAGTCAAACGAATCATGCAGGGCATGAGCTGCTGCACTAAAAATGACATAGCCAGGCTAGAACGAATCAAGAGCAGGACGAAGAAGTTCAGAATAAAGAAAAAGCTCAGAAAGAGAATATTGCTGCTAATATCGAAATCGCTAGAATAATAAAACGGGGGATGAGGGCGTTGGGAGTTCTATTTGATTTGATTGACGAGAAAACTCAAAACATAATAGACAAGTATTGGAAGGGCGAAGATCTTAAAACTGTAATCGAAAGCGAGAAGGCGGAGTATGAGGCTGAAATACTGCTAAGAATAATAAAAAAACATAAAAGGGGAGAAGGGAATTGAGAAACGAAGAAACGAAGAAATACGAAATAATCAAAATGGGATGCGATGTTGAAGTAACTAAGATTGAGTATGTGGAAGGATACAGGAAAGAAACGAAAGTAAATAAAAAAGAAAAATTCGAGCTGCTAAGCGCGCTCTTAATGAATATGTCGGTTTAGGAGGATATGGCGTCCATGAAGAAAAGAAAAGACGAGATAAAGGACAAGATACACGCCAAGGTAGATGATATTGTAGATGCCGTAGAGATGATTGGAGACCTGAACTATTTTGAATTTGGAATCAAAAGCGTAAATGGAGATTTAATTATCAAGCTTGAGAATACATACAAAGAGAAAATTAGATAAGCTGTGCTGACCGAGTAGCGGAGGCACTTCCAGAATGGGGCTGGAGGTGTCTCTTTTTTTATTAAAATCAAAGGGGTGGGATTGACTTATGAGAGAGATTGAAGGAATGATGTCTGAATACCGCGAAATAGAAGCCAGAATTGAAATACTCAAGGCTGAGCTTGCAGGACTGGATGAAACAGGCATATCAGCAATAAACTACAGCGCCAACAGAGTTCAAACTGGCAACATATCAAAAACGGTTGAAAACATTGCGATTAAACGCGTTGACATCGAGAAAGAAATCAGGGTTGCCCAAACAAAACTCAATATGATGCAAAGGGCGCTAGAAGCATTGCCTGAAATAGAAAGGAATGTTCTAATGCTTAAAGTTATAGAAAAGGAGCCGTGGTTCATCCTTAGTGGAAAGCTGCACATGTCAGAGCAGCATTTGAGAAGAAAAAAGCAGGAGGCCCTTGAGTCGATAAGTAAAATCATGTTCGGAAAATGTTCGGAAAATGTTCGGTTTATGTTCGGCCACAGCTTGTAAAATATGAGATAATGGGGTTAGTAAGGTCTGCTCGAATGGGCGGACCTTTTTTAATGCAAAAGGTCATGTGGGAAAGGAACACTCCAACTAAGTGGCTGCAAGGGGCGGGGCGGCAGAGTGTTAATGGAGGTGATGATTTGAAGATGGGGAAGCTTAGCCAGGAGAATCTATCAAAACGGATAGACGAACTGGAATTCATAAGAAGCACAATAGAAAATGCTATATACGAGAAAGGCGATAGCCTGGAAGAGTGTGTGTGCAGGAAGTATGCCGAGCTACAGCATGGATCCAGCGTGGCAGAGTATATCAATAATGAAGGCTATAGGCTGAACGGCAGAAAATATATCGGCAAGGACATAAGCAATATAATCAAGAGTTCAAATTGTGGGAATTTAAGCAAGGTAGCAAAGGCTTTGCTTGAGTATAACAACACTCTTCAAAATGGCACGCGGAGCATAGCGAAGCTTATCAAGGCCTTCAAAGGATAGGTGAAGCATATGAAAGCAGATCCTATTTTGGATTTTGAAAGGCTTCAAGATATTGCAGAATATCTGAGGATACGAAATGAGCGAGACTATGTATTGCTTTGGATGGGTGTTTATACCGGACTAAGAATTCAGGACATGCTGGATCTGAGGATAAGGGATTTAAAAAGCGATGGAGGAAAAATCAAGGAGTTCATATTCGTCAAAGAAGGCAAGACGAATAAGCCCAGAAGAATAGAAATGAACAGGAAGCTAAGGCGAATCATCGAGGTGTATGCGGAAAATAAGCCGAGCTATGAATTCATGTTCAAATCGCGAAAGGGCCTCAATAATCCCATATCACGCCAACAAGCGTACAATATCCTCAAGGAAGCTGGAGAGGTGTTCGGAGTCAGGGTGTCACCGCACAGCCTTAGAAAAACATTTGGAAGAACGCTATTTGAACTATCCAACAATGACATAACAGTGCCCATGGAAGCTTTGCAGCATACAACGCCAGCGCAGACAAGAAGATATATAGGCATAACAGAAACAGTAGTTAATAGCTACATTCAGAGACTAGACTTCGGTTAGATAATCCGGAAGTCTATTTTTTTTAGACAGCGAATTTGACGTTCTCCACGAGTATATAATTCGAGTGTAAAAAAGTGCTGTATAAGAAGTAGCGAAAAAATCTGCTGAATGTAACATTCTATCATATTAGTCAAATTCAAAAGGAATAAATTGGAAGAAATGAAGGCATTGAAATTCCAATATTTGGTGTGGGTCCTCCTGGGGGTTTTTAGGGCCTGCGGGTGCTTACGACTCCACGGTTCAGCTAGTTACAAAAAAATTTTAGAGGCCGTTTCCGGTTCCAAGAAAAAATAGAGGGGGTGAGATTGATGGCAAAAGAGATTGCAACTGAAAAAATCCAAGACATTAGTTCGGTTACGGTGGCTTCATCCGTAATGGCAAACTTGCTTTCGGTGACTGACAGAAGAGTGAGGGATTTAGCCCAGGAAGGAATATTGGTGAAATCATCGAGAGGAAGATATGAGCTGGCATCAAGTCTGAAAAATTATATAGTCCACTTGAAAACTAATAATGATATCAGGGAAGCCAAGGCGCCGCATGAAGTAGACTACGATGAAGAGCGGGCGCTGCACGAAAGAGCCAAGCGTGAAAAGGCAGAGCTGGAGCTCATGGTAATTAAGGGCAGCATGCACATGGCTGAGGATGTAAGAACTGTACTCAACGACATGCTGGCCAGATTCAGAAGCAAGGTTCTGTCAATGCCGTCAAAATTGGCTCCTGTATTGGTCGCAAGAAAAAACATAGGATTCATACAGGACGAGATTCAACGGGCTTGTATAGAAACGCTTGAGGAGTTGAAGGATTACGATCCTCAGGATTTCTACAATGACAAGTTCATTGATAGAGAGGGTGAGGATTTTGAGCAGGAAGATTAAGCTCAAGACTCTGGAACTATTTAGGGATACAGCAAAGATACTTGCTCCGCCACCCCAACTAACAATAAGCGAATGGGCGGACGAGTACAGGGTGCTTTCGCAGGAGAGCAGCGCTGAGTCTGGCAAGTGGAGAACAAGCAGGGCGCCTTACCAGAAAGAGATTCTCGATTCTGTAAGCGATAGGGAGATAGAGACAGTTGTCATCATGAGCTCTGCGCAGGTTGGCAAGACGGAGATAGTTCAAAACGTAGTAGGATACTATATTGATTACGACCCTGCCCCAATAATGCTGCTAATGCCCACTGTGGAGCTGGCGAAAGCCTATTCTAAGAAGAGGCTGGCAACGATGATAAGAGATACGCCTTCGCTCAGGGAGAAGGTCAAGGATGCAAAATCAAAAGACAGTGACAACACCATACTTGAAAAAGGATTCCCGGGCGGATACATCGCCATGGTCGGCGCAAACTCGCCGGTAGGACTTTCATCAAGACCTATAAGGATACTGCTCGCAGACGAGGTTGACCGGTTTCCGTTGTCGGCAGGCAGCGAGGGAGATCCGTTGGCGCTGGCTGAGAAAAGAACATCAACTTTTCCAAACAAGAAGAAAGTATACGTATCGACTCCAACTGAAGATGGGATTTCGAGAATACAAATGGAATTTGAGGAATCCACAAAAGAGGAATGGTGCATACCATGCCCTGTGTGCGGAAAACTGCAGCCATTTTCTTTTGGCCAGATTAAATTTGAAAGAGTGCAGCTGGATTCAGCTGAGGTGAAAGATGTATTCATGGAGTGCAAATTCTGCAAACAAAAATTCACGGAATTTGAATGGAAGGCTGGCCAAGAAAAGGGAGAATGGATATCGCAAAGAGAAGATCTCCCGGAAAAGATAACTAAGAGAGGATTTCACCTGAATGCTTTCGCATCGCCATGGGAGCGCTGGGAAGGCATAATAGAAAAATTTCTCGAGGCTAAAAAAAAGGGGAAAGATTCACTGAAAGTTTGGACGAATACATTCCTTGGAGAGGTATGGATGGAAGATGACAGTGAGAGTCTGGATCACCATATACTCATGAAAAGAAGAGAAGCTTACAATTGTGAAATTCCTGATGAAGTATTGCTCTTAACAGCTGGGGTCGACGTCCAGGACGACCGCTTTGAGATTGAAGTTGTTGGATGGGGGGAAGGTAAGGAAAGCTGGGGGATACAATACCATAAAATATATGGTTCGCTTGAAGAGGAAAGCACATGGGATGCGCTTGACGAATATCTCTCTAGAACATTTGCATACGAGGATGGCACTAGAATAGGGATATCGTGCACATGCATAGACACAGGTGGCCACTATACTCAGGAGACATATAAATTTATAAAGCCGAGGGAAATTAGAAAAATATTCGGAATAAAAGGCCACTCGAGGGACAATACGCCTTTCATCGGGAAGCCCTCCAAAGTCGGCAGGGAGCAAATACATCTATTCCCGGTGGCGGTCAGCGATGGAAAGGTTAAAATATTCTCGAATCTGAATCTGGATTTCCCGGGTCCGGGGCACTGCCATTTCCCGAATGAAAAACATGCGGGTTACGACAGGGAATACTTCAAAAGCTTGTGCTCAGAGAAACGAGTCAAACGATTCAATAAAGGCATAGCGAGATTTGAATGGGTGAAAAAGACGAAACGAAATGAAGGTCTTGACCTTAGGAATTACGCTCAGGCAGCTCTTGAGATACTGAATCCCAATTTTGAGCGCATAAAAGCACTCAGGGAAACCCATGGGAAAACAGCGTTTCAAGTTCAAGGCCAGGCTGCTCCACAAAGAAAAAGAAGAAGACAAATATCAAAAGGGATTGGAGGGGTTTAGTTGAGTGCTTTCACTATTGAACAAATTAAAGAAAGTCTTGATATATGGCTTAAGGCTGAAAGGGCTATCGCCACAAGCCAAAGCTATCAACTTGGAACAAGAAAACTCGAGAGAGCGGACCTTGGAGAAGTCAGACGTCAAATTGAGTTCTGGAAAAGGGAACTTTACATTGCAGAAGCTCAAGCTGCCAAGAGGTCCTCCAGAAGAAGAATAATGCGAGTCATGCCAAGGGACCTTTAGGAGGAACACATGAACATAATAGACAAAACCATTGGATTTTTTTCGCCGCAAACGGCCGTCCAAAGGATTTCCGCCAGAAGAAAGCTTGAAATCCTTAATACGGGTTACTCTAATCATGGGGCCAGTAAAACAAAACAGAGCATGAGAGGTTGGATGTTCAAGGGAGGCTCTACGAAGGAGGATATAGACGATAATCTCAGCACCCTAAGGCAAAGGTCAAGGGACCTGTATATGGGAGCCCCTATAGCCACGGGAGCGCTTAAAACGATGAGGACGAATGTGGTTGGTTCGGGCTTGAAATTAAAAGCATATATCGACCATAAATATTTAGGGATGTCCGAGGACGAAGCTGCGGAGTGGGAAGAGAATACCGAAAGAGAATTTGCGCTCTGGGCGGACAGCATTAATTGCGATGCTCAAAGGATGAATAATTTTTATGAGCTTCAGGCTATTGCATTTCTGTCGTGGCTTATGTCCGGTGAATGCTTTGCGTTGCTGCCATACATCAAGAGGGAAAACATGCCGTATGACATTAGAGTGATGCTCATCGAGGCGGACAGGATAAGCGATCCGAACAGGAAAGAAAACAGAAAAATAATAAACGGGGTTGAGATTGGGAAGTATGGCGAGGTTGTAGCGTACTACCTGCAAAACACACATCCACTGAGCAAGTCTTCTGAGCAAAAGCAGTGGATGAGGATTGAGAAGTTCGGCCCGAAAACAGGCAGGCCAAATATATTGCATCTTATGGAAGCTGAAAGACCAGAGCAAAGAAGGGGTGTTCCGATTCTTGCGCCGGTAATAGAGAGTTTGAAGCAGCTGTCGAGATATTCAGAGGCTGAATTGATGGCGGCGGTTGTATCGGGCATGTTCACTGTTTTCATAGAATCGAGCGGGACACCTGAAAATGAACCGATGTTTGGCCAGATGGTTCCGGAATCTGAATCGGTTCAAACTGAAGAAGAAAGAGAATACAACTACGAAATGGGCCCAGGCGCCATCGTGGCTCTTGGCGAAGGCGAAAAAGCCAATATAGCGAACCCGGGAAGGCCTAACAGCGCATTTGATGGATTTGTCACATCTATATGCAGGCAAATAGGAACAGCACTTGAAATCCCGTTCGAGCTCTTAATTAAGCATTTTTCAGCATCATACTCAGCTTCAAGAGCGGCGCTTTTGGAAGCTTGGAAAATGTTCAGAATGAGAAGAACGTGGATGGCTAATGATTTTTGCCAGCCAATATATGAAGAATTCCTTGCTGAAGCCGTTGCAAAAGGGAGGATATATGCACCGGGATTTTTTAATGACCCGATGGTGAGAAAATCATATTGTGGAGCTGTCTGGAATGGGCCAAGCCAAGGACAGATAGACCCACTCAAAGAGGTTGAAGCCGCAAAGAGAAGGGTTGAGCAAGGCTTCTCGACGAGAGCCAAGGAAACCATGGAACTGACGGCCACTGACTTTTATGCGAACGTCAGACAGCGCTCGAGAGAAGAAAGACTTATGGAGGAAGGAGGTTTGAAGAATAATGGCATTTTGGAAAATCAAAAATCTAGCAGAGAATAAGGGGGAGCTGATTCTCTATGGAGAAATATCGGAGAGCTCTTGGTGGGGCGATGAGATAACGCCGAAGCAGTTTGCAGATGACCTGAAGAATCTTGGAGATGTGGACAGCTTGGATGTCAGAATAAATTCTCCGGGCGGAGATGTATTCGCAGCTTATGCCATCATGAACCAGCTCAAGAGTCATAAGGCAAACGTCAACGTTTATATTGATGGTTTGGCTGCAAGCGCAGCTACGATTGTGGCGATGGCTGGAGACACCATCAATATTCCAAGCAGCGCCATGATGATGGTCCACGACCCTATGGTTGTACTCTGGGGGGCGTACAACACGAAGGACTTTCAAGAAATGACGGATTTTCTTGAAAAAATCAAGGAAAGCATAGTGAATGCATACTTCCAAAGAACAAAAATATCCAAGGAAGATCTTTCGAACATGATGTCAGAAGAAACTTGGATGACTGGGGAAGAAGCGATCGAGAAAGGATTTGCTGATTCATTGACAGATGTAAATGTAGATCTAGAAGTGCAAGTAAACTCAAACAACAAATTCCTGGTTGTAAACAACCATAAATTTGATATGGGCAGGTTTAAAAATATGCCCAAGATTCCACAAAGGCAAAACGCAAGACAAGCGGAGCCACAAGGAACAAAAAATAATATGAAGGGGGTACAAGATTTGAAACTTGAAGATTTTAAAAACCAATTTCCGGATCTTTTCAAGGAAGTCAAAGACATTGGAGCAAAGGAGGAGAGGCAGAGGATTCAAGATATTGAAAATGTCGCTTTGCCCGGATATGAAAAGCTTGTTCAAAACGCCAAGTTTGAAAAAATAACGGACGCTGCTACGCTCTCTATGGAGATAATTAAAAACCAGAAGGAGACAGGGAAAAGATATCTAAATGATGCAGCTGGCGATGCAGCTGAGATGGAGGATGTAGAACCTACCGGGGAACCTAAAGACGCCCCAGGGGGAGAACAGGCGAAGAATGAAGCAAATCTAATAGTCAATTTTTTCAAGAACAAAAGGAGGTAATTAGATGTACGAGGTAACTAAAAGTCAATTCACGAATCCGCAGCTAGTCCTTGGGGGACCTGTGCAAACGGACATCGTTACATTTGCATCAGGAGCGAAATTTGCGCTTGGAGAGCTAGTGATTATGTCCACGGGCAAAATGGCGGCCGATGCAGGACTGGATCCAACGAAAGTATACGGCATAGTGGCATCTGAAGTTGATGCCTCGCTTGCGGATGCAGAGGGTATTGTGTACACATCAGGGGTTTTCAACAAAGATGAAATAGTATTTCCAGAGGGCAAGACGTATGCAGACTACAAAGAGGCTCTTAGAAACAAGGGCATAATTCTAAAATAGGAGGATTAAAATGGCTATATTTGAGAAAAGGACGCTAATTGAAGCTGTAAGACAAAAGGAAGTGCCAAAGACATTCCTTAAAGACACTTTCTTCAACAGAAAAAAGACACATTTAACACTAGCGGTTGAAATAGACCTCGTTAAAGGTAATAGAAAAGTAGCTCCATTCGTGCACCCAGTAGAAGGTGGGAAAGTGATAGCGAACAGAGGCTATGAAACAAACACCTATAGACCCCCGCTTGTAGCTCCTGAAAAAATAATCAGAGCTGAAGACCTGTACTACAGAAGCCCGGGTGAAAATCCATACGAGACGAAATCCCCAGAGGAAAGGCAGGCGGAAAAAGCTGCAGAATACCTGGATGAAATGGACGAGTCCATAACTCGTAGAGAGGAGCTCATGTGCTCTCAAGCAATATTCGAAGGTAAGGTATTCGTAAAAGGAGATGGAGTGGATGAAGTTATAGACTTCGGCTTTACAAATAAAATAACGGCATTAACAAAATGGGACCAAGCCGGAGCGGACCCTTTGGAAGATTTGGAAGCGGCTGTGCAAGAGGTACAAAAGAAAGGCTTCATCAATCCGGGATACTGCATTATGGCATCAGATGTGGCGAATGCTTTCATCAACAATGAAAAGGTTCAAAAGATTCTAGACAACAGAAACATTGAGCTTGCAAAGATATCCCCAAAACAACTTCCAAGTGGCGCAACGTGGCTAGGAAACATACCAAAGCTTGATCTTGATGTGTACAGTTACAATGCGTACTACACAGACGATTGGACTGACCCAAGCACTCCAGCGGAAAAGGCTATGGTTCCAACAGGAAAGCTTGCGCTGCTTCCGAGGGATGCAGAATATCTGATGGTATATGGAGCTGTTGAGGTCATAGACGAAGATGCTGAAATAGTATCACTTGCAGAAGGTGTGAGAGTGCCTGATGTGTACACACTAAGAAAGCCGGCTAGAAAAATAATGAACCTTTCTTCAAGGCCGCTGCCTATACCGCAGAAAGTGGATTCATGGGCTGTGCTTACTGTCCTATAAGGAGGTCATAATTATGAGATATATTGCTAAGGTTAAATTTGTACACAAGGGCAGAATATATTCGCCTGGTGAGGTTGTCGATACAGAATCCAAAAGCACAGCAACGAAAAAAATGCTCAAAGATGGATTCGTCAAAGAGGCTGCGGAGCCTGAGGTTGAAGATGACCATCCCATTGACGAAGAGGGAACGGATTCGCAAGAACATACTAAGGAGTAGGCGATACAATGAGTTTTAAAGATGCGGCAAATGAGGATTTGGCTAGCTTTTTAAACCTTGACGAATTTGGAGAGGAAATTGAAGTCAACAACAAAACCATAATTGCAGTATTCGATGAAGATTTGAGTAAGAGAAGACCAAAAGCCCTTTCAGACCAAAATCCTGAAGGGCTTTTCATTACTGAAAAAACGCTATATGCGAGAATTGAGAATATTGAAAGGCCGGCAGAAGGTGAGGTACTCAGAGTGAACAAGAGGATGTATCTAGTGAAAGAAGTATCTGAAGCGGCCGGCCTTTTAGAAATAACGCTGGAAGTGAATGAATCGTGAGCATAAGCATATCGAGCGAAGGAATTAAAAAAGCAGAGAAGCTGCTAGGACATATTCCGAAAGCTGTAGAAACTGCTGTGTCCAATGCTGTCAACAGGGCTGCATTGGCAGGCAGAACAGGAGCTGTTAAAAAAAGCAAGGAAGAATATGAAGTTAAAACTTCGACAGTGCGCGGAGCCATAAGAATAATCAAGGCGCGGCCAAGCCGGCATGCCCAAGCTGTAATAAGAGCTCAAGGCAAGCCGATTCCACTGATAAAATTCAAGGTGAGCCCAGGGAACACACCACGAAGGCAGCCTAAGGTATACAAGGTTGCCGTGAAGAAAAACGGGATGAAAGATGTTCCTGGTGTCTTTGTGGCCAGAATGAAAAACAATCACCTTGGAGTTTTTCAAAGAGAAGGGAAAAGCAGAATCCCGATTGAGAAAAAATACGGCCCATCTATACCGCAGATGCTCAAAAGTGACAGTGTGTCGGAATATGTCGAAGAAAGAGCCGTGGAAGTGTTGGAGAGTAGGCTTGAAAATGAAATTAAGCGAGCTTTGGGGGGAATCAAATGACAGCTCTGGAATGCACAGAAGCCCTAAGAAAAAGAGTTGAAGAAATACTCAAGGATATCTCGATAGAATGCGGTGGCGGCAACAAGAAAACTCCTCAGGTGATATCAGGTTTTTTGCCGCCTAAGAATTCGAGCGATGTGCCAGATTTTCCTTTCGTGGCAGTGAGGTTGCAGAAGCTTCAGGAATCGAAAGACAAAGCTATAGCAGAAATCGAATTGGTGATAGGCGTAAAAGAGGAGCAGGAGGACGAGGAAACTCTCAAGGTTTTAGGGTGGATGCGAAATGCAGAAATCATGGAGAGGATTCGGATAGGCTTGCTCATATCCCCAGAACTAGATGATAGGTTCGACTTGCAACTACCATTGGAATACGAGTTGGAGAAAGAACCGGCTTATCCGTACTGGATGGGGTGGATGTCAACAAAATGGAGCATCCCGAAAATAATAAGAGAGGAGAATTTAGATGAGTGAAAAAATCACTAAGAAGTCAAAAGCAGCGGATACACCCGACAGACTGATATACTGCGGGCCGTCACTGCCTAATGGAATGCTAAACAGATACTCTGTATATAAAAATGGAATACCAATACATTTAAAAAGTGTCTATGAAAAATCGGAAGCGCTAAGAGGACTTCTTGTCAGCGTTAGCAAGTTTTCGAATGTGGAAAAAAAGCTTGGAGAACTTGGTTCTGAAGAAAGAAGGTTATTTCAAAAGATAGAGGAAGAAATAAAGAGGGGGGATTTTAAATAATGAGCTACAAACATGGTGTTTACATTTATGAAATTCCAACTTCGGTAACGCCGCCTGCCAGTGCTTCAGCGGGACTGCCGGTTGTTATTGGAACAGCTCCGGTGAATCTGGCTACAAGCCCAAGAGTCAATGAACCGGTACTATGCTATTCGTTTAGTGAAGCTGTTGAAGCTCTAGGATACAGCGATGACTGGGGAAAATTCACTCTTTGCGAGTTTATGGATTCTCAGTTTAAGCTATTCAATGTGGCTCCGGTTGTATTTATTAATGTGCTGGATCCGGCTACTCATAAAACGGCACAGCCAGAAACTGATTTCACTATAAGCGACGAACAGGTGCTTATAGAAAAAGAGGGGGTTATTCTTGATTCAGTTGTGGTTAAATCGTCTGACAGTGTAAAGACGTTTGCGGCGGGAACGGATTATACCCTCGGATACAATTCGAGCGGCCAGACGGTAGTAAATATAAAAGATACTGGCACGATAGGTGCTGCAGCGCAGCTAAAAATAGGATTTGATTTTGCAGACCCAAGCAAGGTGACTAAGCTCGATATAATTGGGGGCTATGACATAGCTACTGACAAGAGCGAGGGACTTGAACTTGTGAATCAGATATTCCCGAAATTCGGTCTAGTACCGGGACAAATACTGGCGCCGGGATGGAGTCATTATCCAGAGGTGTCTGCTGTGATGACGGCGAAGGCATCGAATATAAATGGCCACTTCAAGGCTACGGTGCTATCGGACATAGATACGGATGCGGCAAAAACATACTCGGCCGCACCACAAGAAAAAGGGCAGGCAAATTTTGCGGCTACAAACCAAACTGCATACTGGCCAATGCTGAAGCTGGGAGATAAGAAATATCACATGTCCACCCAGATAGCCGGACTCACTTGCAAGGTGGATGCTCAGAATGAAGATATTCCTTACGAATCTCCATCAAATAAGGCAATCCAAGCTAACGGACTGGTGCTTGCCGACGGCACTGAGATAATAATGGGCCCTGAACAGGCGGCTTATCTTAATGGACAGGGAATTATTACTTCTATGAATTTTATAGGGGGATTCAAATGCTGGGGGAATAGAACAGCTGCTTATCCAGGGATAACAGACCCTAAGGACGCATTTGTGCCAATAAGGAGGATGTTCAACTGGATCGCAAATACGCTCATAACAACGTACTGGCAGAAAATAGACAATCCGCAGAACATAAGGCTAGTAGATTCTGTCGTAGACAGCGCGAACATATGGCTTAATGGGTTGACATCAAGAGGCTATCTGCTTGGAGCTCGAGTTGAATTCAGAAGCGATGAGAATCCACTCACCAACTTGCTTGACGGCAAAATGAAATTCCATCTATACATGACACCGCCGCCGCCAGCGGAAGAAATTGGATTCGTTCTTGAATACGACGTAAACTACATGAACACACTGTTCAGATAAATAGGAGGCAATCATGAGTCAGATACCTGAAATATTAACGAGTTTTAGGGTTTACAATGACGGGAACGACATGATTGGAGTGGCTGATGTTGAGCTGCCTGAACTGTCTTTTCTGTCTGAAAAGATTAAAGGGGCTGGAATAGCAGGGGAAGTTGAAACCCCGATTATAGGGCATATGGAAAGCTTGGGAATTAAACTTTCTTTCCGCGTGGCGACTGAAAAAATTATAGGCTTGGCAGCGCCGAAAGTGCATCATCTGGATATAAGAGGTTCGATCCAGATGCATGATGCTGGCGCAGGAAGAAAAACCACAAAACCTATAAAGGTTATTGCAAAGGTAATGCCTAAGAAAACATCTCTGGGCAAACTGGAGCCGGGCGCCAAAATGGATGCATCGGGAGAATATGAAGCCTCGTACCTAAAGATACTCCTGAATGGCAAGAAGATGGTGGAAATAGACAAATACAACTATATATGCTTCATAGATGGCACTGACTATCTTGAAGATATAAGGTCAGACTTGGGACTATAGGAGGTAAAGTGAGATGGAGAACAAAGTGGTTAACATGGAGGAAAAGAGCATGGTGAATAAATTCAGAAGAGAGACAGTGGCATTGAGCAGGGAAATCGAGTATGACGGAAAAAAATACACATGCCTACAGCTGGATCTTGATGGTCTAACGGGCGAAGATTTAATCAATGCGGAGATGGAAGCGATGGCGCTTGGGGCCGCATATTCAGTTGCTGAAATGAACAAAACATATTTGGCGTGCCTGGGAGCGAAAGCGGCAAAAGTGCCTGTTGAGCTTGTAAAAAGCTTACCAGCGAAGAGCTTTTCAACGCTTACAATCATAGTACAGAATTTTTTATTAGATTAGGATTATGGGATGGCTATAGCAAATCGAATGGTGAGGAGATAGGGGAGTTTTTCAGAAAAACTTCTTTTTTTATGGCCAGATTCAGCTATACACCCATATCCTATTGGCTGTCTGTGACTCTTCCGTTGTATTTTTATTGGTATGAAACGGTGGAAAGAGAGGTGAGTAGAAATAAGTAGAATTTTCGATATAGCATTCAAAATTGCAGGTTCGCTTAGTCCGTCGTTTAACACTTCTTTCATGTCGGCTAAGAAAAACGCTGAAATTCTGGATAAAAGAATAAAAGAGCTTAGCACTAAAAGAGATAATGTAACAAGGTTTGTAGATCTAAAGAAAGAGATACAAACTACAGCTGAAAAATTCAATGCAGCTCAGGATGAGGTAAGACGGCTCTCCGAGGAAATAAAGAGAACAGAAAATCCAACAAGGAAGCTGCAGAATGAATTTGAAAGAGCGAGAGAAACGGCAAGAAAGCTAAAAGAAAAACTCGGAGAACAAAGCCATACGCTTTCTACCCTGAGGAGTGATTTGGACTCTGCTGGAGTGTCGACTAAAAATTTGGCTAAAGAAAATAAGGAATTAGCCAGAGAAATTGAATTGGCGACAGAGAAGAAAAGAAAGTTTGTCGATCTAGACAATCAAAGACAGTCAATCAAAGGCCGCAGAGAACAGAATTTGAATGAGAGAAGCAAACTCAGAGGGCAGATAGTAGATGCAGCTGCAATGGGTATGGTGCTCGCTGCTCCGATTCGCTCGGCTGTTGAATTTGAGGGCGCCATGGCCGATGTAAGAAAAACTGTTGATTTTGATACACCTCAGCAATTCAAGGCGATGGAAAAAGACATTACAGCGATGTCTAGAAAAATACCTATAGCTGCATCAGGATTAGCATCTATAGTGGCTGCCGGAGGTCAAGCGGGAATAGCAAGAAAAGACCTGAAGGCATTTGCTGAAGATGCGGCCACAATGGGAATAGCATTCGACATATCAGCCGATGAAGCTGGCCAGACAATGGCTGAGTGGAGAGCTGCCTTTAATATGTCGCAGGAAGACGTGCGAAACCTAGCCGATAAAGTTAACCACCTGGGTAATGTTACAGCCGCATCATCCACCAAGATTTCTGAAGTGGTAAGAAGAATAGGGCCATTGGGAGAAGTTGGGGGAATGGCAGCTGGAGAGATAGCGGCCATGGGCGCCACATTAACCGGAATGGGTATAGGAGAAGAAGTTGCAGCAACGGGGATTAAGAATTTAATTCTTACAATGACCGCAGGTGAAGCTGCAACGAAAGCTCAAAGTAGCGCATTTGCCGCATTGGGACTCGATGCTCAGGTGATGGCGCAGAAGATGCAAAAAGATTCAAAGGGAGCGATTCTTGAAGTGATGGGCGCTCTCCAGGCGCTCCCAAAAGAACGCCAGGCGTCCATAATGTCCCAGCTCTTCGGAAAGGAATCCATAGGAGCGCTTGCGCCACTACTGACTCAGCTGGATCAACTTAAAAACAACTTCGGAGAAGTCGGGAATGCGGCGAGTTATTCAGGGTCAATGCAAAAAGAATTTGATTCCAGATCCGCAACAACAGGCAACTCGATGATACTTCTTCAAAACAGGCTTGATGCCGCCAGTAGGACGATTGTTGCGGGAACGCTACCAGCGCTTGTCATGATGGCCGATGGTGTTGGAATGGTAGCCGACGGTGTGGCCGCGTTTGCTGAAAAATACCCCAACCTTACAAGGAATGCAATATTGCTGGGAGGTGCGTTTGTAGGCGTAACAATAGCATCCGCAGGATTGCAATATTCGTGGTCGATACTGAAAGGCGGAGGCCTTGCCCTGATGGACATGAGCAATCTTCTAAAAACAGGGCTTGTTAGGGTAGGGCAATCGCAGGTCTTTGTGGCGCTGAAAACCGGAGTGGCTGCTTTGGCCACGAAAGGTTGGACGGCCGCCCAATGGCTTTTCAATGCAGCAATGAGCGCCAATCCAATAGGCCTTACAATAGCAGGCATAACAGCCTTGATAGCAGTTGGTTATCTGTTAATCAAAAATTGGGATACGGTGAGTGCCTGGTTCGACGGATTCTTCAAAGGTATCATAAGCAAAGCCACTGCGGCTAAAGATTGGTTCGTGCTGCTCTGGACAGACCCGCTTGCTGCAATAAGCAAGTTTGTGATTAAAGGGAAAGAAATACTAAGCGGTTTTTTCAACTGGGTTAGAGGGAAAGATTCTGGAAGCTCTAAGAGTTCAAGCAAGTCCGAAAGAATGACAGGCTCGCAGAAATTTGCCAGAGGAGGAATTGTCACAAGGCCTACTTTTGCGGAGATAGGCGAGGGCGGAGACACTGAAGTTGTGGTACCTATCAATTCTTCATCGAGAGCGCGGAGCTTGTGGATGACCGCAGGAAGAATGCTTGGAATGAACAAGCAAGAAGGCGCTAGCAGGTCGCTACTGGGAATGAAGGTGCAAAGTATCAAGGAAGGCGTTAAAAACGGCTCTACAGCGAAAATAAGTGGTCAAGTGTATCAGGAAAATAATAACTTCCACTACTCTCCAAAAATATATTTGACAGGTGGAGATTCTAAGGAATTCGAGGAAGCAATGAAAAAAGAAGAGGACAATTTCACTAAAAAGATTGAAGAGTGGAAGGCGAGACAAAGGAGGGTGGCGCTTGGATAGATTTGTAGACATATATGAAACAATCCAAGGTGACACGTGGGATATGATTTCATTCAAGGTATACGGGACTGAAATTCATACACCCCAGCTCATGGATGCTAATCCTGAATATCGAGATGTGGCTATTTTCAGCGGAGGAACTGAAATTATAGCGCCAGATATAAAGGAAAATGTATCTGTCTTGCTTCCGCCGTGGAAAAGAGGCGAGTAAATGATAGCAAGGAGAGCCAGGGTCATTCTGGAGTATAACGGAATAGATGCGACGGAGGATATATCGGGTTCGTTGATAGGCTTTATTTACAATGACTCTGCAAAAAATGAAGCGGATGACATAGAAATTATCCTGGAAGACAGGGAAGGGCTTTGGCGAGGAGCTTTTTTTCCTGAAAAAGGAGCCTCGATTAAGTCCACAATAATTATTGAAAACTGGGAAGTGCCAGGCAGGGTGGAAACCTTGCCTTGCGGCACATTCGAACTTGATGAAATAGAATATAAAGGTCCTCCGGACACAGCATCTCTCAAAGGACTAGCAGTTTCGCTAAAAGGTGGAATAAAAGATACGAAAAAATCCAAGACATGGGCAAGTATAGCGCTCAGCAAAATAGGAGCTGCTATTGCAATGGCCGGAGGAGTGAAATTCTGGTTTATTTCAGACTATGACCATATGTATGATACTGTCCAACAGAACCAGGAATCAGACTTGAGCTTCTTAGTCAGGCTGGCCAAAGAGCAAGGGCTTACAGTCAAAGCGACGGACTCCAAAATCATTCTTTTCGATGAAAGAAAATTTGAAGAAAAACCTGCAGTCAGAAGAATAATGAGAAATGATGACGATGTGCTTTCTTACAATTTCAAAAATAAAACCTCCGAAACATATAAGCAGGCAGAGGTTAATTACACAGACTCAAAATCAAATGAGACGATAGTGGGCGCCAAAGAAACTGTAGTAAAAGCCTTGTCTGGCGAAACGCTAAAAATAAATATTCGCCCGGCTGCCGGCATGGAAGGCGCAACAGCCGAAATGAAAGAGCAATACGCCAAAAGAATGGCAGAAAAGCTCCTTCGGATGAAAAATAAATATGAAATAGTGGCGAATATGACTCTTGTAGGAGATCCGAATCTCCTGGCGGGGGTAACGCTGGAAGTGATGGGCTGGGATGCATTCGATGGAACATACTACATTGAAAAGGCCAGTCACAAGGTATCGTCATCCGGTTATGTAGTGGATGTTGAAATGAGAAGAATTCTGGAGGGTTATTGATGGCGACTATTGAAGATGTAGTTAAGGTGGGCAATATAAGCGATATATTTCCGGAGGAAGGTATGGCCAGAGTCACATTTCCGGATAGAGACAATATGACGTCAGGAAAGCTGCAGATACTCTATAGAGGCCAGGACTATTACATGCCATCAGTGGGAGATCAATGTCTTTGTTTATTCTTGGGAAATGGAATGGAAGACGGCTTCATACTAGGAACGCTGTATTCGATTAATAACAAGCCTAATACATCGGGGCAGATCGTGAGAAAGGTGCAATTTGGAGATGGAGGCTACATTGAATATTCGCAAGGAGATTTAAAAATAAAAACAGCAAAAAATATATCCGTCATCGGAAATGTGGTAGTAGATGGAAGTATAACGCAAAAATAATCAAGAGGTGAAACATATGATAGGCGCCTACGGAAATGTCGGATTTGTTGTATCAAGAAAACGAGTCAGAACATTTCATGAACTTACTCGAGAGTTGAGCTCCAGATGGGCAAAGCATGACGTTCATGGAAGAAAACCTATAACAGAATATATCGGGCCCGAACTCATGAAGGCATCATTGAAAATAGCGTTAAAAGCTTCGCTTGGAGTAAACCCGAGAGAAGAAGCGAAAAAACTAGAACGCATATGCGAAGAGGGCGGATACAGCACGCTGGTAATAGGTGGAGCTCCATATGGAACGTTTATTATAAAAGGAATAAAGGAAGAGTTTGAACAAATCGGCAGCAGCGGGGAGATTCTAGCCATCTCAGTAACAGTTGATTTCGAGGAGTATGTGCCTATAAAACCAAGAACGTTCAATATGAAAACACCTGTCCAAGTGCAAGTGGAGCAAACTCAGAATGAAGTTAAAAAGAAAACAGGAACAACTAAGAAGCAGGTCAAATAGAAACAAAAGGAGGCGAAGTCGTTGGAGATAGTGGGAAACCCGAATAAAAGAATTAACTTTTCTCCATTAACAAAAGAAGAAGAGATAATTCAAAACATAACCATGATTCTCACGACTGAAGTGGGAACAGTCCCATATGATAGAAAATTTGGGATAGACGCGAGCTTATTTCTTGATAAACCATTGAATATTGCTATGGCTAGAGCGCCAGCAGAAATAATTGAAAAAGTGGAGTTGTATGAGCATAGAGTCAAAGTGGATAAGGTAACATTCTTGCAAACTGATGACGGGAAGATTATACCGAAAGTGAAGGTGAGAGTGATTGAATAGTCTATCAAATTTACCTGATATAGAATTTGTTGAAACGGATGTAAATAAAACGCTAAAGTCGATGATCAACACTTATGAAACTGTGTCTGGTAATGTTATTTATCCTGCGGACCCCAGAAGATTATTTTTATATGCGATTGCACTGATAATTGTCCAGCAAAAATATGCCATTAACGACACAGGGAAAATGAATCTCCTGAAATACTCCCGTGGAAGCTACCTAGATCATATGAGTGCCAGAAACAGCACATACAGGCTTGAGGCACAGAAGGCAAGCGCACAATTCAAAATGGTCATTTCTGCTGCACAAGGAAAAGATTTAGTTTTTTCGCCAGGGGAAGTTGAGGTTGCAGCAGGCGATGGCATGTATTTTTATAATACTTCCGAAGTCAGAATTCCAAAAGGTGAAACTGAAGTTTTTTTTCAAATGGAATGCAGCATAAGTGGTGTTGAAGGAAATGACATTCTACCAGGACAAATAAAAAACATAACTGCACCATTTCAGTTTTTCAAAAGCATTGAAAACATAACAACAACCGAAGGCGGAATAGATGAAGAGACGGATGAGGAATTTAGAGAACGTATTCGGATAGCGCCGGAGGCTTTCAGCACAGCCGGTCCGGACACGGCATATAAGTACCTTGCTAAATCTGCACATCCATCCATAAAAGATGTTTCAGTAGATTCGCCAAGTCGTGGAGTAGTTAAGATAGTACCATTGGTAAATGGAATAAGCGTGGATGATGCAATAAATAAAATATTGCAGGTATGTGCAGATAAAAAGAGCCGGCCACTCACAGACCAAGTTATATGCGAACCTCCTACAGTGTCTGAATACAACTTGGATTTGACGTACTACTTACCAAACCTACCAGATACGGAAGTAATTACCGTAAAAGAAAATATCGATACAGCTATTGAACAATACATTATGTGGCAATCAGATGAATTAGGAAGAAACATTAATCCATCAAAATTAACAGCGATGATTATGGCTGCGGGCGCAAGTAGAGTCGATATTAGAAGTCCTTTGTATGAAATTTTGGGTAAGTTTGAAATAGCCGCGTTAATATCAAAGAATATTGAATTTGGAGGATATGAGAATGATTAACTTATCGGAAGTTAATATTCTAGACATACTTCCACAAAGCCTATCAAATGATAAAGATGTAGCTGCGCTGGCTATAGCTGTTGATGTCGAACTAAAAAAAATCAATAGTGATATTTTGAAAACAAACATATTTGGTGCCCTTGAATGTCTCCCGGACAGAATACTTGATGAACTAGGCTGGCAGGAACATATAGATTTTTACAGTACAGAGCTGCCTAGAGATATTAAAATCAAATTAATAAAAAATTCGGCGCAGGCTCATAAATACAAGGGAACTGCGTGGGCGATTGAACAAAGCATTCAAGATATATATGGAAATTCAAGATTGGAAGAATGGTTTGAGTATGGAGGAGAACCATATTCATTCAAGGTCTTAGTAGAGTTAGAAAAAGAAGGCATATCAGAGGAAAAACAAATATTAATTGAAAAAGTAATTAATACTTATAAAAATAGCCGGTCTTTTCTAGAAGAAGTTAAAATCGTTTTAAACGGAAGATGCAAGACACACGGCAATAGTGTATTGGCTACAGGAGAACTCACTACTGTATATCCTTGGGGATACACAGTAGTCCCGATGAGTGTATCAAAATCATATATGGAAGCCGGAATGCAGAACACAGAAGTTGTTTCAGTATATCCTAAGGAGGGGTGACGATTGGCAGAATTCTATACCATATTAACAAATATAGGAAAGGCGCGATTCGCGAATGCATATGTTCTTGGGACGCAAATTGATATATCAAAATTTGCTGTTGGAGACGGGAATGGATCTTATTATAGTCCAACAGAAGAACAGCTGGCATTAAAAAATGAGCTGTGGAGAGGTAATATCAATAGCATAAGGATAGACGAAGAACATAAAAGTTGGGTTATTATTGAAGCTGTTATGCCAGCAGAAGTTGGAGGAATAACAATACGTGAAGCAGCAATATTTGACACAGAAAGCAACATGCTTGCTATAGGTAAATATCCTGAAACATATAAACCGGCCCTTGCAGAAGGAAGTGCTAAGGATCTCTATATCAGGATGATAATTGAAGTGAGTAATACTTCAAGTGTAAGCCTAAAAATAGATCCATCGATAGTATTAGCGTCAAAAAAAGATTTAGAGTCATTACCACAAAAGAACGGTACATTGCAAACCGGATTAAATGCGGAGATGGTTGGTGGAAAGAAACTATCAGATATTGAAGGGGCAATAAGCACTCTTGGTACTGATTTAGGTAACCAACTCACCAATTTTCAGAATGATTTTAATGCGCAATTGGCAGAAAAGGCGAATCTATTAGGTGGCAAAGTACCTGTCGATGAGTTGCCAGAGTTGGATTTCATACCAACAAGCGAAAAAGGTATAGCAAGCGGCGTTGCAACTCTTGGCGCAGATGGACTGGTGCCCA